ACGATCAAGAGCGCCTTGAGCCATTTGGCTTGCTACTACATCTGCATTAGACCCCTCACCCATTAATGTTCCAGAGGCGGCCTGTGCAGCTTCAATTATACCTTTTTCTTGCTTCCTAACTATAGAGTAGAGAAGATCGTCAAGCTCCCACGCTTCCCAAAGCTTACGTTCCTCTTCAGCCATGAGCTTGTCATTATAGTCCGCTGTATGCGCTATAATCATAGCATTAGTCTTAGCATTAGCCAAATACGTACTGGCTGAAAGCTCGCCCGACTTCTGCTGCATAGCGGCATTAAAATTGGCTATAGCCAGCTGTGTGGCCGTATTATATGTGTCAGTAAGATACTGGTTATGCGTATTATATGCACTCCAAGCGGCCTGCTGATTATTCTGGCTTTGGCCGTTTCTATACCCTAAATATGTTCCCGCTGCCGATACAACAAAAGACGCTGCAGCAAATGCTAGTGGCCAACCCATTATTCGTAAACCTCCACAGTATCTACTATGGCCCTAATAGTTAGGGGTAGCGGCTGATTTTGTTGAATTGAATAGTATGAATTTCTATCAAAGCCCTCTGGAAAATCTACACGATACCAGCCCGAAAATAAAGGTACTTGCAAGCCTGTAGTATGCTTGGGCAATCTAAAGGGCTTCTCTTCTACAAACTCCTCACCTTCAGCATCTACCTTACGTAATACAAAACCTAACGTTTGATAAAGATCGACATCTAAATTTGTTATGCGTTGCACTCTACCAAGCGACGTACCGTCACGTAACGATATATCAGGAAGTGTAGGTGTTATAATTGTGCTATATCCCAGACCAACTACTATTTTATTATAAGCTTTATTCAGTGATATTATACCTGTTTCAGGTACTATCAACGAAGGATGTACTGATCCGTCGGCTATGATATCGACTTCACAACCTCTGAGATGCCCTAAACCGCCAATAGTTTGTGACTCATCAGGAAATAAACCTTCAACAAAACTATCAAGAAAATATCCATCCGATGCTTGAAGTCCATGAAAACTACGAGTCATCTTTTCAAGGTAACTTCGTTCTTGTCCTGCCACTATACGCTTAACCACTACCCAAACTTCATCCTCACGAGACGCTCTATGGGGTATACAACATATCGCCGCGAATTTACCTTGAGTATTGTGTCTATGCCAGCCCACTACTTTATGATCACGTTGGTACGTTAGACCTAACAAAACACCATCAGCCCGCACACACCAAATATAACTATTAGGTACTTGCTGATACGCCCAATCAACGATGGGAAAGTGCTCAGTGAGATGCGGGGCTAATATGGAAATATCTGCCGCTTTATAGCCGTCAGTCGTATAGTCGTATACAAACTCGTTTACCGTACGGCCTTCACGCTCAATAAACATAGTAGTCTGGCCTATGAGCAAAGGCTTATTAGCTTCACTACCTCGGCTGGATTGTCTCTGAGCTAAAACTGAAGTTGGAGTAATAGCCGTTTGATTTCCACCAGTTACTGTCCACTCATTATCCAGAGTACCGATGTTAAGCGATTTTCCAGAGGCTAGCCATTGTATTCTATTCTGTGTACCGCTATCAAGTGTAAAAGTAATAGCATCTGACGCCAATACTGGGCTTGCTACATCGAAGTCTAAAAAGTCACCTGCTTTAGACATCCATACCGTTTGTCGTCTAACTTTATTAGCCGCTAAAGCTAAACGCTGTTGATGAAATGTTATACGCTCGGGCCAGCCATTTGTCTCGTTCCACTCCGTAGGTGGCGAGGCAAATGTTGGATCAATTAGCTCCCACCCAGTATGGGAAGTTCGACGAATTAATTTAGGAGCCGCCGATGATTGAACTAGATACAGATCATCACCTGCTTGGGCATAATCAAACGTAGCGAAGGTTTCATCATTCCAAATATCATTTAATTCCAGAATAATCGGATTATCATCATCATCAACAATTAAACCTTCCCCTGTGGCAATTGCCATTGAATGCCCTGCCGACGTCTTAAAAAATATCAAAACATAAGCTTGTAGAATGTTGAAGATAAATTCAATCAAACGTACCTTACCTTCAATCGCGCCAATCTCAGCTAAATCGATTATATACTTAAAGCCCGTACGTCGAGTAGCAGGACCTTGAACAAGCGACATCGCATTGACCAAGTCGAGACAGCCATCTTCATATCGCTCAAAGTCTACTCGACCGGACATTAAAGGTGAAAGCTCACCTGCCGTGAATGTATGTTTTAGTCTGTGGACTGCCATGCCGATGTTCCAGGTGAGCGAATGTAGTTACCGCCCGAAGATACGAAAGTATCGTTATTCGGGTCATTATCATATTCTTTATACATAGTACCAATATTAGCATCAGCTTCAAGCGTATCAAATTCCATAGTTCGATACATGTTTGTAAGATTCTCAAAAAGCTTCTTATCCTGAGCTATTGGCATACATAATTTAACTGCAAGGCCTAAAGCTAGCAAATTACAAAATATGGGCGTATATACACTAACATTAGTTTCTAGCTTGGTATAGCGTAAATATACTGAACCAACTAAATTGGTACGAAGCTTATCTCCAAAAACTTCCCAGCGTACTTGAGTGCCCTGCGGCTCTAGGCTTCGAGGAGCTACACAATCTGAAGGAAGCTGACATACCTGCCAACCTGCAGGAGCAGGTAAGTCAGTAACTACGTTTTGCAGCTTAACAATACAACGGGCAAATGTCCAATCAAGTTTCGCCAGCAGCTCATCTCGAGTAAAGTCAAAGAAGAGCTCGCACATGCGCGCGCGTTTATTATCTTCGTTAAAATCACGAATAGCTGCGCTGCCCACTAGACCTAAGGCGATGTTGCAGATTTCGATTTTTGATTTGGCCATAATTTATGCCCCTTATTCTTTACCAAGGGCTGGAATAGCCTCGGCTACTTCACGCATACGAGCATCTAAAATAGTATCTACAAGCCGCTCACGATTTGTAGACCTAGACGTTTTCCCATAAGTATCCGAAAGAAACTTCTGCAAGTCCCCAATTGGAACATCTGAAGCAAGCATCTCTTCTCGGCCCGCTACTAGCAAATCGATAGACTTAGATACTGGTTCAAAATATGGAGGACACTCGTCAAATGCCGCTACTTGGCCTTTATTGTAAAATATAATCTTGTCATTCACTTTTACTTGACAAGTTTTACGACATACACAAAGCATGACGAGCTCCTTATACGTTAGTCTGAATACCCGGCAGTACAATGCCTGCAGACCATGTGCCAGCTGAGGGAGTCCCCTGTAGAGCTACTTTAACATACCGGCCCACATCCGAGGGCAGCTCAAATTGGAGAGTCTTACCCGCCAAGTCAGCGGTATGAGCAATAAGGCTATCGGCTGCCGCATCAGTTGCGCCATCAGTAATAACGATACCAGTAGCGCCCGTAAGATCAGGCGAGCCAGTTACAAAAACCGTAAAAGGGTTACCTGGGCCAGCTTTAGCCGTCTCAAGGTCTACGACTGCAGGGGTACCATCATATGCCAGATTGTCAGCAAAGAGAGTAAGTGCATCAAGAATCATTATAGCCTCCTATTAGCTCACTTGAGCTTCAGTTTCAAGAATAGCGTTGCAGTGCCTAATAGGCACCCCGCGGAAAGTGGTGATCTTACGACCAAATACCTCAGACATACCAAGCGCAAGGTTTGCCTTTTCAACTGCCGCCAGATCAAGCATCGCGCTAACTGCAGGAGCTGCATAAAATACAGGGCGTCCAAGATTATTGGACGGAATAGTATGCAGCGCCTTAATCATGGCGCGATACAAAGCTTGCTGAGCATCGGAATCATCCAGATCGGCCAGGTCAATATTAGCAATACGTACGATATAGCGCCAATCGCGTACCGCCAAACCCATCTTCCATTGATAATGCGTACGATAGCCTTGGAAGCGCCCACCATCATTATCGAAGAGGGTTACCTCCCCGAGATCCCTAGAAATAAGACCTGCTTTAGAGCCCTTAGGATAAATACCAAATACAGTATTAGGGCCCCAACATACTAGATACAAAGAAGTAAGGGCAGAACCAGTGCCCTCCTCGCCGCCCATATCAATAATATGCTTAAGATACTCAGAATTAGTCTGAGCATTAAATTTGTCGCCGAGCCCTGCAATTGAGGCATAACGAGGCGCCAAGCCCAGAAAACGATCAGGATGTACAGAAGTATCCCCGTAAAAAATAGTCTGGGCCATGGTGTTAGACATACCTTCTAGATGCGGCTCATCTTCAGACATACGAAACTCAGCAGTATTGCCATTCAACATAGCAAGGTCTTTATCAACCTCACTATAGTCTTCAAGCATACCAATAGTTTCGTCTACCTGAGCAGTTGCACTTTTAGTAGGACGAACACCATAGTTCAAACGCCTCCAAGTAGGCTCAGGAATATCGGCACGTACAGTATGCCGATGTCCCACTGGAAGATTGCCTTCAATCAAAGGCACGTCTTCAATAATAGGATTATATTGCGTCAACAATTCTGCAATAGAAGCAATGCTTCCATCAGGATCGAGACGCTTAGTTACGGTAACAATATTCGGCAACTCGCCGCCATTATAGAGAACATAGGGCATGATTTGACTCCTTAAATTTCTTTAGAGGGATGTGTATCCCCATACATTGCTTGTGCTGCAGTACGTTTACCTGGAGCACGATTCTGTGTAGCAGAAATAAAACCTCCTTCCTGCAGTTTAGTACCCAGCTCATAGAGAGACTGAAGTACTGCTGGATGATTACCATAGCCCGTCTCATTAAGCATAGTGGTAAGAACTCCCTCAGGATCAACCATCTTGAGAGCTCGTCGTCCTACGCTCAATTTATACTGGCCTTCTTTACCCCAGCTTTGCACATGCGCTTCACCTAGTTGCCGTAGTTGCTGCTGTTGCATAGTTGCGTTAACGTGTGCTACTTCACCAAAGAACTGAAGCGATGCATCCAATTGGGCCTGTGATAGCCCATTAGCTTTAGCAAATTCCAATACCTGAGGCGGCAACCCCTCTGGCAGTTTCAAGTCGGCCGGTGCTGCTGCGCCATCGTCTACAGTACCGCCCTCTTTTACGTCTGCACTTGGCGTGACTTCCGTTTCTGGTACAGCTCCAACACCCTCGCCAGTGATAGGGGTAGTCGATTCCGCGTTTTCTTGTGGCGTCCCACCTTCGATAGGGTCCACATTAGGGGTTCCTTCATCCGCCATTATCTTCCTCACTTTGTAGTTTCTTTACATTATCCAGTACCATGCGTGGATAACAAGTTGGGTCTGCGTCTTCCATTAAACTAAGTATATATAAACCTAAGCTACGACGCCCTTCGTTAAAAAATGTTTGGCTATTACCAGTAAAAGATGAAGCATAAATACCAGCGTTATCCAAAATATGCCAGAGGACATTTCTGCCCGCAGAGGTGCTAAGAACCTCTTTAAGATTAAGAACCAATAGCTCATGTTCTACATCCAATTTCATAGTACACCTGCTTGCAGAGCTGTCTGCTGTGTCTCACTTAATATCTGTCCTGCTTCAGCTTGTGTTTTAGCCGCTGCAGCAGCTGCTTGGCCTGTTTGACCAGCCACCTGCGCCATAGCCATAGCTTCCTGTTTTGCTTGAGCTTCAGCCATAGCCTGCTGACGTGCTTGACGGCGGGCTTGTACTTCTTCCATAGGTCTAAGCACGCCAATATTGACTCCCGTAATGTCTGCATAAACTCTAGTGGCCTCATCCACATCGACATTATCCAAGACTTCTTGATCGAACTGTGCCGCTCCACCGATAAATGCCAGAAAGCTGTTAATGCCTTGTAGAGCCACACCTCGCTGAGCCGCTGCTAATGGCGAAATAAGAGCTATCTTATACTCACCAGCCATTTCAGCCAACTTAGGATCAAGTAATTCAAACATTTCTTTTCTAAGCATTATATTAAACAAACGCTCAATCAAGGGTTGAAAGAATTCGTGCTGCAAACGCTCAATCACTGGCCCAAGACGCAGCATCTTCTCTTGTTCCCGTGCGGCTACTTCAGCCGCTTTATACGGAGTCGCATTCGGATCACGAGCAGCCGTTAAGAATATATCATTATAAAAGTTGGCTTGTATACGTTGTTCTACTCGTTCTAGCGCCTGCGTTACACCTTGAAGATCAAAACGTACTTGGTACAGCTCCTTAACTAACTCATTAGGATTACGATAATAATTCTCCGCTCCTGGTAAAGTACGCAGTTTACCTTTCATATAAACTGGAGCCATAACTGGAGGCTCAACAGTTTTATGTACCGCCATAAGAAATGCAGCTTCCATTTCCTGCAAGCGCCGTATATCAGGCAAAGCTCGTGAACCTGGACCAATACCGTATATGTCTGATCCAATCGTACTCCAACGAGCTACAAGATAAGGAAACTCGTAAAAACCTGACTTCTGTAGATACTCTCGGCTTTCTTTATCTTTACGCGTATTATATTCATAAACGTATCGAGTAATCGGTTTACCCATATACGGCTTATATTCCAGCATTTCAAGTACGGCAACAAATGGCTTATTTTTATCCGCCAAGTCGTCATCTACGTACTTCTTCACCGTTGCAGACACTTTATCACCAAAAGTATCTACCAACTGCTGTGGCGACATAAACGCCATGCGAAAGAACGAATTTACTTTTCCAG